GCTGAAAGTGTTGCTTTGTGTTATCTGGTTGTTCCCCGCAGTCGTCAGCACCGTGCCGCCGGTGAGCGACCCGTCCGTGTTGCGCTGTTGCGCGAGCACCAGCCCCCCGAGGCTCGGGCTCGTGTCTGTGACGCTTCCGTCTGCCGGGAGAGCGAGCGAGAGGGCATTCCATTGCCAGACGGGCTTGATCTTGCCCATGACCACGGCGCGCTGGTCAGGCGTGATCGGCCATGCGCTCTGCGTCAGAGCCGTCGAGAGCAGTAGCCCGCGCGCGAGGATGCCAAGGGTTCGCGTGAACATCGCGTCAGTCCTGCAAGCCGGAGAAGACGCCCACGAGATCGCCGGTCGTCGCTGGCGTCACCGATCCGGCCGTGACGAGGCAGATGTAAATGGCGGTGCCGGGACTCGTGTCCTTGTTCGTAAAATTGGCAACCAGATTCGTGAGTTGCCCATAGCTCGCCGTGTCCCACGAGCCGGGCGATGCAAGCATGACCGACTGTGGGAAGCCGACGAGCGCGTTGGCGGCGTCGCCGTCCGCAGCGACGAAGGCTGCCTTGTCAGTGCACGTCCATGCTGGAGACTTTGAGACCGCATAGACCCAGATCGTGTTCGTGGAGCCTCCCTTGCTGCGGATACGGATGCCGTTGAGCATCCCAGACCCGCCATTAGTCCTCGCCGCCCCTGTGACGGTGATCGTGCCACCGAGGCTGTAGCCAGAGCTGTAGGCGGCGTTCTGGACGGTGATCGTCGGCGAAAGCTGGAATTCAAACCCACCGACGTTGCCGGAGACCAACCACGCAGACGATCCAGCAGCGCCTTGATCAACCTTGCCAATAGTATTTGAACCGGAAGCTAGTGATGGGAGACTAACTAGTGATACTGGCTGCGTCGTCTGCCAGAATGTGCCAGTAACTGCTGGCATTGTTCCAATATTGACGGTCGGTGTTGAACTAAAAGCAGGGAGTGTACCACCAATTGATACTGAGTCACCAGCACTCGACAAGAACCATGTTCTTCCTGTAGTCCACATGCCACTTTGAGTCACAGCACCGATCGTGGCTGAACCAGAACTAATAGTAACTGAACCAGAACTAATAGTAACTGTTCCATTAGAAATAGGTGCATATGTAACATATGCTGGTTTAGCAGAAGTCGATGATTTTACCCAGACATTGCTAATAGTTTGAATTGAAATTGAAGGTGAATTAGGAACAATAAAGAAAGTAGTTGCTGAAAGTGACGGAGTAGAATCAGAAATAGCAAATTGCGCCGTTCCATTACTAGATGATAAAATCCAAGGACCAGCGCCTAAAGATACCCAAGTATCAGCCGCCAAAGCGGCAGTAGTCTGAGTTGTAACTGTAGCGTTAGCAGTTGAAATAGCTGCGGATGAAACAGCTAATAGCAAAGACAAAGCAAAAGAATTCAGAACTTTTCTCATGTTTCTCACCATTCATCAGAATAAAAAAGAGGGTGAAGCAGATCGTGTTAACGACCACTAATGACTTAATGCCCTTAGTCGCTGGAGGGGTCAGGCAATAGCCTTCAATCTCCACCCTCAGTTTCGTGAAACTAATAACCTTCTTGATTTCCAAGTCCGATAGCAATACCGTAACAAAAACAATCAACCAAATCATCTTCTTGGTCTGGTACGCCTACATTAAAATTGTGAACTTGTTTAAGAAGATGATTTGCGTGTCTTTGCTTAAAATCAACAGTCTTACGGTAAGCATGTTCAGAATAACAAATTTTCTTGGCGCTAACATAACCTGACACATTAAGAGCGCGCGGCTGTTTTCCAAGTTGTACCAGCTTTTGGTCTATACCAGTCGCTAACCAATTATGTCGATTACATTGCTGAAGAAGAATTATCCCACTACCTTTTTCTTCAATGAACAAACCTAGCGAACCTAATCTTGCTTTACATTGTTTCGCATAAGCTTCCAAATTTCGATAAATATTTGGTACCCAATCAATTAAAAGATCAGCAGGAACCTGAATGATTTCATAATCAAGAATAGTTATTGGGTGCTCTTGATCATGCTGATTGATTGCCCAGTATATGCAAGCAGAAGCATCATGCTTTGCGTCAGACTTAATCCCAGTGTCCAAAGTTGCATAGACACCGTCACACCACTCTGGATACTTAACTGGGTTACCATCGACAAGTAAATTTCCTTCCAGAAAGAATGTGCCACCTGGGGGCTGAGGGTCTTGCTGATACAAAGAGGAAAAGTCTCGTTCACCAAGAATTTTCCTCTTTCTATTGATTGCGTCTAAATCTTCCCACTCTGGCCAGAGAACTTCACCAACTTTTCTTCCTAATGGATCATCAGCAATAGCGATGGCAGGTAGGCTTATGATGCGCCACTTATCACCACCTTTTTCCATTTCGTGAATAAGTTGCCCGCCAAGATCATCTAAATGCCATCGAGTCTGAATTAAAATGATTTTAGCATCAGGCTTTAAACGAGTAACTAAGTCTGATTTGTACCATTCAAATGTCTTTTTTCTGACGATTTCTGATTCAGCTTCTTCTCTGGATTTGACTGGATCGTCAATGATAGCGAGATCAGCTCGCCGTCCAGTAATCGCTCCTCCAACGCCAGCGGCAAAGTATTCACCACCGTTCGTTGTTTCCCATCTGCTGGCTGCTCTATTGGATTCATCTAAGTTGTATCCTAAAATCTCATGTTTTAGAAGAATTCTGTTTCTAACTTTTCGTCCAAAGCGCTCAGCAAGTTCACCAGTGTGGGAACAACCGATCACGCTCGAACGAGGAAATTTATTAAACCAGTAAGGAGGGAAAAGTTCAGAAGCATAAGTAGACTTGGCGCTGCCAGGAGGCATAAAAACCATGAGTCTATCATTTTTGCCTGAGATAATATCTTCAAGCTCTTTAATCAATAACTTGTGATGACGAGAAGGAGTGAACCCTAAATCATGAATACACTCAGTTGACCACGCCAAAAGTGAAGAACGACACTTCCTTTTCCACTGTTCATTCTTCAGCTCAGAAAGTAACTGACGGCGTGTCCGAATTAAATAATTCTCATTACTTTGTGAAACGCTATAAAGAGACACAACAATCTCACAAAATAATATTTTGAATAGACTGAAATTTAAGCGAGTTCAAGACTAGCATGATAAATGCTTTAGGATTATTATTCTGGCTTTTATTTAATTCCCTAGCACTTACGAGAATTTTCTGTTAATCCTCTCTTGAGAGCCATAGTATAGGAGCATAAGAATACGGCAGAATCAAGACAAAATCAAGACAGAATAAGTCTACATATGCAATTAGTTATTTTCCATACTTTACACCGTAAGCAAGGCGTGCTAGAGTATGAGAAATGGTTTAGCATTGCTGGAGGAATAAAATGCTAGATATGTTCCAACCTCAAAATGAAAAACCATTAACAAAAACAGATATGTTTGGAACTTATAACCCTGAAGAAAGTTTTTATTGGTCCGTAGCTGTGTTCAATGCTAATGGTGCATCAGAAGTAATTCCTCACGCAATAGAACATAAACTTCATATATTTTACCCTTTCAGATGTAATAAAAAAGGTAATTTCACGCCATTATGGAAAAGTTATCTATTCATAGAATATGATCCTGATTTAACACTCAAAATATGTCGTAAATCATTAAAATTCTCATATTTCATAACATTTAATGGTGAACCAGAATTAGTTCCAAAAAACGCAATAAATGAATGCTTGCAAAGGTTAAAGGCTGGAGAATACAACGATAAAGTACCAAAAACTAAGGTTCTTTCTGCTGGTTCAATAGTTACAATAAACATCCCTGGAGCGCTCCAAAGTCTGCAAGCCAAACTTCTAACAAATGTTATAGTAGGAACTGACAAAAAGGCGATTGTCATGTTAAATGGCTGGAAAACAACTATTGATGTTAACAAATTAGGGGAATTGGTGTGATCATTAATAAAGAATCACTATTAGGTCAATATCCATTAACCCCTATGGAAAGAGAAAAGAAAAGGTACAAAGGATTTTCATACGGATTAACTGAGTGTGGATATGATATTAGACTCAAACAAGGTGTATGGCTTTTCTTAGGAAGAAGATTCGTCAGACGTTCTAGTGTAGAATGGTTTAATGTTCCAAATCATTTAATGGGTCAAATATTGAACAAGAGTAGTTGGGCACGTCTAGGTGTTGACGCGTCTATGACCACCAACGCTGAACCAGGTTGGTCAGGTCATTTAACAATTGAAATTCACTACGCACGAGCCCGTCCATTATATATTCCAGCAGGAGTAGGAATAGCTCAAGTTATCTTTGAAGAAATTAAACATCCAGCGCAGTATGACGGCGCTTATCAAGATCAACCCGATCACCCAGTAAAAACAATCAGGTGGTAATATGGAATATCATTTTGAACTTTTTGGTCAAGAACTTACCATAAACTATGAATATAAAATCACTAACCCTGGTGCGCCAGAAACAGGACCATCATATTCGTCAGGTGGAGAGCCTGCTGAACCTATGGAGTACGAGATTCAGAGTTTTGAGTTGTTTAACGATAAAGATGAAAAATTGGAAGTGCCAAAGTGGCTAAATGACATAATTGAAACTCATTTAAGTGAAAGTGATAAAGTTTATGAAGACATAGATGAAGACAGTGCTGATTGTGGCAATGATTATGATGAAAGAGATTAACCACCATGGAACAGCAAAATATCAATTTAGAGCTTGATCTAAGACATTGGCTGAAAGAAAATGTCAATAAAAAAGCCAGAATTCAATGGATTGAACCTGGAAAATACGGTTCCAGCATAGGTGCGCCAGACTGTTATGTCCACCTTGGAAATGAAAAAATCGGCATTGAAACTAAGTATTTTGTTGAAAAACGACGCGGAATTATGTGCAAAGTGCGCCCAGTTCAGCGTCGATGGCACCATATTGCATACCAAGGTGGCACAAAATGTGCCATTTTAGCCGCTGTAGTGGGTGTAAATGGTGAAAAATTCATCATTCTTATTCGTGGTGATAAGGTTCCAAAGAGAGATTACGCTGATGATGAATCTAGTGGGTGCAAAAATGGAAAACTTGAAATGTCAATTGTTACCAAAGAAAACCTTAACCGACTTCTTTTCGATAATTCTTGGGGTTTTTGGGATTGAGAATGAAAAAACTATGTCTATGCGATATTGAACATGGATTAGAAGTCCACGTCAGCAAGAAACTCGCTAAGTTGCGCCCCTACTGCTTTCATCATGGTGATCGACTCAAGATTGTGTGTACTGACGGTGATGATTATATCGTATTTTGCCGTCAAAGAGAAATACACATCATTGAAGAGTTCATCACTCATGATGAAAGATTGTTCGGACTGGAGGTTAACTTACAATGAATAAAATATGGTATATAGGATCTATGAATGATGCTCTGTTTATAATTGACAGGCCACCATTTCCCGCTCCTGATGATGTAGGACCATGTGACGGACTTAATTTCCCAAACCCAATATCAAAAGTAATTGATTTAGAAAACGCTAAACTAATTGTAAATGCTCACAATAAAATCATACAAGAACTACTTAATAGGAAGTAACTTACAATGAAGAAGAAATCAAAGAAATTCAAAATGTGGTAAATGTAGAACAGTCTATAATCAATTCAGATTTGACAAGTTCCCTGAATGTACTGCGTCATTTCTTTGTTCGTTAATGTATGGAAGGATCAAGTAAAATGAATCTTGAAACAAAAGTCTACGTCTTTCTCATCATTCTATTGTGGATCATTTACGGAGCACTGTTCTTCCAACTTGGTTCAATGTACCAAAGCCACAAACTTGAAAAAGCCCTATTCCCTACATACTGCAAAGCCAAGTGAGTCAGCCGTGAGAAAAACTCTACCATTCCATATGGAATCAGGCCGCCAGTTCCACCCACACTTCCAATCAGATGGACCATGTGGCATCTTCCAAGGAATATTGAAATGAAACATCAAATACCTCACTATATGTCACCAGAACCTATGCCACCATTACAATCAATTCTAGATAATTACACTCTATTCATACAGTCGGTATTTGGATATTATAGAGAAATGAATATCAAAATCCCAGAAACGTGCGAAATTTCATGGAAAGCGTTACAAATTTCACATGCGTGGAACAATTATCACAATCCCAACATAGGTATTATGAACCATATAGGAGCGCCCCATGTCATCTAAGTATATGACTTGTCCCGTTTGCAAGGGAAGTGGTAAAACTAATGTACTGAATAATGGCACGCCAATAGGGTCAAACTAATGTAGAACGTGCTCTGGCACTAGTAAAGTTGAGAAAAAGGTCAGTCAGAAGAAGGTGAAGAATCATGATTGACACATTAGACCTAATTACTGCTATTGATTATCTTGAAAAGTGGATTCCTAATGATTCATCATTAGAATTTTCCACTATAACTAATGAGAAACATATGGTAAATCCATATGGAAAAGGATGTGCAATCAGAGTTACTTTTGTAATCTCTGTGGCGCCACTTTCTATTTGGGAAAAGGGCGAGTCATTTTGCGATGCAGCCAATAAGATTGTAGAGAGATTAAAGTTGTATGTCGATGCTAATAAGCGACCTTTAATGAGTGATATGTAAGGGTTGTTGGTTTGTGTAATATTGGGAGTGGTTGTACGCTGTTTTGTCCTTGATTGTAGGGCAATGGGCGTGGTTGTACGGTGTTGGTCTTTGATTGTAGGTTAGGAGAGTGTGGTTGTACGCTGTTGGTCTGTGGATATTGGGGAATGATGGGAACTGTGGGATTTTGTTCGGGGTCAGCTGCGACCCTGGCCATCAAAACAGGTAAAATCCGTAAATAGCATTGCAGAGCATTTCCCACTACACTTCGAAAATGTATTATATAGGCAAAAAGAAACGGGCAAGGTTTATTAGCCTTGCCCGTTTCTTTGTTACTAGGCGTTACTTCTGCAATACTACGTTAACAACAACATCCGGATCGGTGTTGTCATCGAACACTAGCGTATCGCGAATCACAAGATCGTTTTCCGTTTCCGGCCTCTCTATTACTTGTTGCACAATAGCGCGCGCCTCTCTCTTAGAAGATGCTTCAATAGTAGTGTGCGCGCGATATGTACGCGCAACGACAACTGTATATTTAGACATTGTTTTCTCCTTTTGCTTGCGACTCTATTATTTCCTCGCTTGTTGCATAGAAGACTGCGGCGTTAATCTGCAATGCGTCTGCTAAGCGGTGCATTTCCGTATAGCAAACGACTGCGGAAGCATATTTCCTGCCGTGCATCTTAGCCGACGCAATCTCGCCTCGCCTCGCCTCGCGCCGCAAAGATGCGACGATATAGCGTAACTGTTTTCTATCTAGTTCGAGCAACATGTTACTATCTCCGAAAAGAATAAAGGCGGGACGTTATTAGCGTCCCGCCTTTCCGATTGCCGCTATTTAAGGTAAGAAGAAACATCAGCAAAGAACGCGGAGGCTACTCTATCGGTTTCCGGCGCATTAGCGGGCGCAGGAACGGGCGCAGGAACGGCGGCGACGATTGCCTTGCTCCCCTTGCGGACCGGCTTACGGGCCGGCTTATCGGCCGCGACAGGCACGCGCGACACAAGCGCGACTTTCTCGCCCTCTGTATCGACGGCGAGCGTATAACCGACGGCCTCGCGCAAGGCAAAACGCTTCGCGAGATAGATCGAAAGCTTTTCGACCTGCCCGACGCGGCATTTTCCTCCCTTCGCGACGGCGGCGAAAGTATGCGAAGCCGGACCTGCGGAAAGCAGAAACCTTGCGACACGACCGGCGTCGGCGTCGGCGCGACACGCGAGAGCGCGGAAAGCGCGTTCGGGTTCGCTAAGACCCGCCGCAATTGCATCGGCGTTGCGCTTTTCGCTACGCGCGGTTTTGCGCGCAACGAGCGTAGGCAATTCGGAGACAGCCGCGAGGCGAGCAGTAAGTTCCTCGACCTTCGCTGCAAGCGCGTCGATAGCGGAGATTTTCTTAACGGCGTTAGACATTTTCGTTTCTCTTGTTCGCATTGCCGAAAACCGGAAAAACCGGTTCGGCGTCCCTGTCTAGGGACAACTCTGTCTTGCTCCTTTCCGTAGGAAATGCAAGCTTTCTTTCGCTCGAAAAGCGAAAAAGTTTGCTTTCTTTTCCGCAAACATTTTCTTTCGCCTTTCGGAAGGCGTTCGGCGTGCTCGGAGGCGTTCGACGTGCTCGGAGGCGTTCGGCGTGCTCGGCGTGCTCGGCGGAGAATATAAAGATATGTTTATATGCAAATATCTAAATATGCAAATATCTAAATATGCAAATATCTAAATATGCAAATATCTAAATATGCAAATATCTAAATATGCAAATATCTAAATATGCAAATATCTAAATATGCAAATATCTAAATATTCGGATTTCAGGATTTCAGGATTCAGTGTTTTCACTGATGATCATGGTTGTCAATGGTGCGACTGGCTTTCATGATCTGCTGATGGATCATGGCTCTATGGTGGCTCATGAGCAATGGTCACTAGAGGCGCCACTATGGTCAATAGATCAAGGTCCGATGGTCATGGTGGCCTGAGCATGGTGGAATGCTATATGCTCATGGTCGTATGAACATGGTGAGATCATGATAGTAGGAAGCTCACTGATTCTTAATCATGGCACCATCACCATGACCATCCAATGGCACCATGACCATCCAATGGCACCATCACCATGACCATCCAATGGCACCATGACCATCCAATGGCACCATCATCATGACCATCCAATGGCACCATGACCATCCAATGGCACCATCACCATGACCATCCAATGGCACCATGACCATCCAATGGCACCATGACCATCCAATGGCACCATGACCATCCAATGGCACCATGACCATCCAATGGCACCATCACCATCTTACTTAAATTTTATAGTCACAGTTAAATGATTTCTTTTCTTCTTCCTATCACCAGCATTATCTTTTTTGGTTCCCCACCGTAGATGATTTTTATTGATGCAAAGATTATTATTGCATGAATGACAACATTCATAATCACTACTAGGCTTTGGGCCATTGGCTGCTTCACATACTCTTCTGGCCATATGGTCAGCATGCGCGAATGGCCAGAATAAGCACCAATCAGAATTCATCTCCATCATAAGTTCCACCATCGCAATTCTTTCACCTGGCCTGACCCTTTTATGACCCATTTCACCATCCTCATTTTACGCATCTGTAATTAACAATATAGCACAATAACCGTACCAGAGCAAATTGAACAACTACCATCAGGCCATGAACGATGGTCAATCACCCAATGGCCATCATGATGTGATCATAGTCAATCGTCCACCATCGTGATTCTATGGTCTTTGTACGTGTACGATTATCTTTGGTTGTTGGACTGTGATTGTTGGCTGATGGGATCATGATGGGTGGTCAACAGATCATGGTGGTCAGGCTTATCATTCAATACAACTTGTCATACAACCAGGGTTGTGTGTGATTAACAATTGTCTTTGGATATACAACCTGTCATGCAACTCAGGTTGCGTTTGCGGCAAAGGTCCGTAAGCCTTGCTAGGCCGCGCAATGCCCGTTTGCCGTGCATTAGAAGGCCGTAGAGCAGGGTCTAGCATTGTTCGGCTATGCCTGTAGCTCGGGCTTTGCGCGGCGGAATTAGAACGTTATAGAGAAACAACATACAAAGTATGCTTAATGTGATTGGCTGTTTGACTGATAGGTTAATTGTTCAGAGTCAAGGGCTATGAGTGATGGGATCATGGTCGTCAGTGGCGCCATCACATCTCACCATCACTAACCATGGACTATGATTATTCAACCATCCCCATCGTGATTTTCACAGGACATAGCACGTGGATCATCGGTCTTAGTGGCGCAATATGTGTGGTTGGTTCGTGGTAAAATTCTACAATTCCTAGTTGCGCTCCAATTCTGGGAACCAGAACCTATTTTATAGATATTTTATAAACTAGACGGAGTAAACTAGACGTAGTTTTTCTTAATAATTACAATAACTTATATATATAACGTCTAGTTTATCTAGTTTACCTACCTTTCGTTGCTTTTTCATACGTTGAAAAATTATACGTTAAAGTTAGATAGTAAACTAGACACTAGACGTGGGCCTATAACCCCTTGAAAACGCTCACGAAAAGTACGTCTAGTTTCTAAAAACAGAAACCGGACGTTTTCCCTTTTTTAATGTGCAGAACACGGTTTGTTCCTGAACAAAGAACAAACAACAAACAACAAACGTCGCAGCATTTTCGGTGACACTTCTGAAAATCCGTATGATATCAGGCCATTGATAAACGATTATGGACAAATGGAAAACAACCATAAAATAACAACCCTGGATAAACATAAGACAAGATGGGGCGCTACATACCTGAATACTCACTCATTTCCCATTCATTAGGTTCCTTCCATTCTGAAATCTTCTTTAATTTGAAATCCCAAATTTCTCGGCAAATATCTAATGAAGGTATGACATAGCAATAAATACGATTTCCATCATTTCCTACTCGTTTTTCACCGATGAGGCTAATACAACGACGCCCATCACTATTCATTAAAATTTTATTCCCTTCTACCTTTGGAATGCAAGCATTCAGCTTTATACCGAATGACCTTTGATTTGGAAGGATCTGGCGCCGCTGGGAACGTTTGGCTTCCTTCATAAAGTCATCATAAAGACGTTCTCTCCCAACGTATATAAAACCTCCATCTGATCCTACTATTGGCATCTGACCCTTGGTGATGACATTTTGCCACCAGTTCTCAACAATGTCTAAGCTCTCTGCCTTTTGATCAGCTAAAGCGTTGGTATTGAAGGCTTCTCGGCAATTGAAACCTTCTATATTACGGTGAGATAATACATACATGAGCGCCTCATAGCCTCCATTATGTAGTTCATTTGACAATGCCTTAAAGTATTCGTGATCTTGCTGGTGTTGATTGTTTACGTTGGTGATGATGTAACGGCGCTCATCTTGGCTGGCGGGTACAACCCATCCTGGATTGGCACCCATGATCATACGCATGAGGTTGCTAGTGGTGATGATGGGGCCATGCTTGACGTTGATGGTAATTGATTTGTTGGTAATCATATCCTTTAATTGTGATTCATGCCTTCGGTCCCCGCCCCAGGTCACTTCTTCAAGAAGAAGGGCAATTTTATGCTGAAGGTGGGATCTGAACTGGCCATATATGTCTTCTGGGTTCGAAGTCATGAAGCAGTGGCGCTGCTTGCCCTTTGAGCCATCGATGAGGGTCTGAACTATGTGCATGAAGAAAGTCTTTCCAACTCCCTTCATACCAATCATGACAAATGCAACCTCAGGTTTTTCCCAAGGTCTCTGAACCATGTGCGCTAGAAAGTTAAGTATCCAGTTATAAATGTCCTCATCGTTACTAGCGATGACGTCTTTAATGTACGCTAACGTTAATGAACAATCCCCCTCGATTGGCTCAGTGACAAAGCCCTTCCAGAAGTTGAGTACCTTCGATTCAGGTGGATACGTGTGTTGAGGGTCGAATATGACACGTTCATACTCCCTGGATTTGACGCTGTTAAGCCATATCTCACTAATTGGTTTGAATGTTTGCTTTGACTCACCTTTAGGTGTAGTGGACAAAGTTTGAAACTTATGCTTCTGGAGAGAATCCATAAAGTCTTTTTTCGATAAATATTCTACTTCGTCAGCTTTCTCTTTGAGAACATAGAACTTACCAGATATGATTGCTGTGGCATAAACCTTGTTGAGTAACTTGACAATATCATCTTCGTTCTCTATCTTATCGACTGTTGGCGCCTCTGAGAAGCCCATCTTTGATTTTCGCGCTTCTTCGAGGCTGGTGATTTTGGGTAGGTCGTCATCATCTTCGATATGGACAGCCATGGATAAACGTCCTTAAATCATTTGTAGACATTCAATGCAAGCAATTCAAGGGCGCGAGGGCTGGCGGTGACGTTAACAACGTCAACTTTACCCAAAAGTTTGATAGCTACCTTATCTTCTGTGACAACAAAAGATGCAATGGCGTTAATATTAATAAAAATGGGAGTGACTGTGGGAGTTTTGCCCGTCTTAACTAATGAAAATTCAATAAACATTGTGGCCTCCTACTGCTGAGCATTGAGGGAGGCGCTGCTAAAGAGGTCTTTGAGCCCTTTAGACTCAAGTTTCTTGAGCCAATTACGATGGCGGTGGGCAACGCTCCTGCAAGTGGAAGAGCAGAATTTGTGAACTCTATTGTGATAACCGATCTCTTTTCCACAAATTTTGCAATTGATAGTAGTAGGTTGGGCGTTTTCTTCGCACGCTTCGCACTTTACCAGTTGTTCTTTGTCCTGTAGCATTGATATTCACCTTTCATAGAAAGTAAGAAAGAACGCATAGCACGCTTCGAAACGTCGCGCAAGGGCAAACATAAACTACATTTCATTCGGGTAACTAAAGCACTTGCTTTTTCGTAGGCTTTAGGGTTAACATGCTGGCATGTTAAATCGAATCATTCTAGGCAGAGAAACGGCTAATGAGCGGGCACGCAGAACGTGGAACAATGCGCGCATCATAAGTGAATTGAAAGAGCGTCGTGGTAATGGTGGGCATATGAAAGTTCACCACATGCCACGAACTGATGGCAATGTAGAATATTTGAAGTTTAAACGCGCTATACGCAAGATTATAAATATGAAATCGATAAAGGTAATGAAACATTATCTGGTGAGCATTGAACATAAAAAGCGCAAGTTGCTGATTGAAAAGCTGAGGAGACTTGAAAGTGGCCAATGATCGCAAGATACTGAATGATCTGTTCCCCAATGGGGACTGGCCGCAGTACATCACCCCTAAGCAAATGGAAGGGTTCAGGAATCAGCACAAGGCAATCGTCGATGAACAAAGGCGTGTGGAAGAAGAACAGCAGCAAGCTGAGCGCCAAGAGTTCTTGGAACATCAAGCGCGTAAGGACAAAATTGAATATACTGAGGCTCTAGCTCAAGAAATCTGTGAGCGCATCAGTAGTGGAGAGTTGCTGATTCGTATTTGCGAAGAACACCACATGCCAACATTGAGGCGCTGCAATCAGTGGTTGAAGCAAAACCCAGACTTCAAGAGCCTGTATCAGCAGAGCATCCAAGATCGCCTGACTATTTTTGAAGAAGAAGTGATTTCCATTGCTGATGATGCGGCAAATGATTTTAAAGAGGTCACAGTTAAAAATCAAACAAAGAAAGTAATTGACCCTGACGTCATTGCACGGGCCAAACTTCGCATTGAAGTAAGGTTTAAGCATCTGAGGGCTGGTAGGCCCGAGAAGTGGGGAGATACCTCCACCTTAATTACTAAGAGCGTTGATGATGATGATCCGACTTCGCTCAGCAATGATGATTTGGAGCGCAAGATTGCTGAGATTGAGGCCAAAGAGAAAATCCTAAAATCGGTGTGATCACAGGGCCATGGGCGCGCGACTAACGCCCATGGTCCCATAACTGGTCCCTGCCTCCGGCGGCCGCCCTTGCCCTCCATCATGGGCTCACAAACTCCACCCATATCTCATCATGATTTCACGCAGGTATAGTCAGAGCCCGCATTTCTGAAAAACAGATGGATACAATCTGGGCCTTCCCTTTTGCCCGCTTGCTTTCCCGTCCCGACCGTGCTATACTCTCTCCGCCGGGCGTGCATCCCGGCAGGGGCTACAATATTCCTGACAAAGAAGGCTCCTCGATCTTTAGTGCGATTAAGGATCGAAAGCTGTTTGATAATCGAACCCTACGGCGTGCCTGCTAGGAGCAATCCGGCGGCAAGCGAGCCCTATTATCTAATTCTCGCGCGGGACAAAAGGAAGCTGATAGAAAGACTAGAGAAAAGGTCTTTCCTTCCTGAGATTAGCGGGGAAAATGGAAAAACGGCCCTACTTGCAAGCAGCTGGCGCAACTATCGTAAGGGAACGAGATAATCTGTATACCGCAAATGCGAAGCTAAAGCTCTCCTATTGGTTTAGAGGGACTACTTAGAAATACGAGCTAAGTAGAAGCAGCAACCGCTAAGAATATCCTGAGCACAGGTGGATTCCTGGAGACGGGATTAGTATTAAGCGCAAGGTCTAGTAAAACGGGCGCAGCGCCCTATCCGCTTGATCTGCATACCTGCTACCTTCTCCCTGTGATGCACACACAAAATAGGCAATCTTGGCCTAGCAAATGCAAAAATAGCTGTAACATCGGCCTATTACCTACGGGAATAGGAACAGGAGTCAATCGTAAGCACTTGCTCAATAACGTTGCATAGCCGATAGCAGGATAAAGAGACTGCTATAACCTATGGCGTCGAGCAAGCTGGGAGGCTTCCACAGCCAACAAAGAGGAGCGCGCTACTAAATAATGTAGCGCGCTCTCTCACTCTTTTTAGCATGTCCTTCCGATCATGGAAGGGCAGGTGAAAGAGAGTGATTAACATGACATTTTTAGTTGTGTACTTTGCCCATGCAGATGGGCATCATTACATGGACTTTTTTACCAATGTTACTGACCTTGATACAGCTCTCCTTGAGGACTATAGCTCCCAACTAGGGCATAAACTCATCGCTTGGAGGCTGTTCTAGGCCGAAAGGGCACTCTGTGAAGAGCACCCTCGCAGCGTATGGCGCTGCCTGATGATGGCCATCAGTAACACTAACAGAGAGTGAACATGATAGTAACTATTCAAAAGTTGAAAAATCTCAGAGCTTGTGAATCACAAAGAAGATTGTTTGAATCCAAATTTGGAGAATCAGTAGAATTATCTCTTGATATTATCAAAGATAATATCAATCATTTTGATATAAAATGGTTCACAAGATACTTTTTATCAGAAAAACAACGGAAAGCGTACAATGAAGCTGTAACGTCAACATTGAAAGCATACGATGAAGCTATAGCGCCAGCACGGAAAGCGTACGATGAAGCTGTAGAGTCAGCATTGAAAGCATACGATGAAGCTATAGCGCCAGCACAGAAAGCGTACAATGAAGCTGTAACGTCAATATTGAAAGCATACGATGAAGCTATAGCGCCAGCACGGAAAGCGTACAATGAAGCTGTAGTGCCAGCACAGAAAGCGTACAGTGAAGCTAGAGCGTCAGCACTTTGGCTGGCTATTAACTCGTGAGGCCGAAAGGGCACTCTGTGAAGAGCACCCTCGCAGTGTATGGCGCTGCCTGATGATGGCCATCAGTAACGCAAACAGAGAATGAACATGCCAGAGACCAATCTTATAACACATGGATTCACAACCGAACAATGGAAAAATATCAATAGAGTGTTAAGAGCTCATGCTTCTGACGTTCAGTACCTTTTGAAGAAAACTTCGTACAAAAGCCCAGCTTATGCATCTCTTGATTATTCACAGGTAATGTGCAGCCAGATAGCTTGCGAGATTGATGAGTTGCTTAATGGAATCTCAGTTCTGGAGAAGTAAGATGGAAAATCAGGAAAAATGGCCATTCAATAGAGAAATTCTTGTTGATTGGCTTAAAAAACAGATTGAAATTGAAAGATCAAGATTTAAAGTAGCTAGATCAACATCAGAAACTCGATACCTTGATGGAAGAATAGGCGCTTTTGAAAAGGCGCTCAGAAGGTTCGAGGAAGACTGATGCCTAAACAACTGATGAAAGTCAGAAACAAACTCCACAGGGGGCCAACAACCCCCTGCGTTGCTTCACCTGAAAAGCGCGCGCATGTGTTCCAAGTTGGATATGACGCGTGGAAAAAGTACAATAAATCAGCAACTGAAAATCCTTATCACGGTATTCTTGGTGAAGAGTGGTTAAAAGGTTATTTGAGCGCAGCTAAAGTGAAACTTTCAAGTGAACCAGCAAAAGCTGCTGAAGGTAGAGAAATCAAGCCATACGGTATAGTTGAAGTCAAAAAGACTAGCCGAAAGAAATTTAAGATCAAAGATAATGTACCTGAACCCAAGAAAGAACCAGAGTTCAACTATTATCTTGGTTACGTTTCACCTCCTAGACGTAAG